CTGTGATACCGCCATTTTCAGTTGTCAGGCTAGTAATGATCGTAGGTGAATCTACATCACTGCGAATCTGCATACGTGCTGTGTAGCCAGTCAAGTTCACAGGTACTCCACCTGACTTCCACACAAACGGTTTTCTAAAGGTTTCACCTTGATTTATATCGAGCCTTAAACGTGCTGCCATACATCCTCCTAAGGCCAATATGCTTCGACGTGATGCGGTACATCTTCTCTTGTAGTGCGCCGTAAGTCTGAATCAGGACGAATACCGAAATACTGCGTAAATGCAGCTTCGGCAGTGTTTGAACGATTCGGATCAAAGCTTTCTGTATCTGGAATGCTAAATCCTTTATGTAGCGCCCAATGAATCAAATGACGATGATGTGCCGCATTAATCTCAGGCGTATCATCGTCAGCTTCCATCTGTTGCTTAGGTAGACGGTAGCCTTCGATCATCAACACACCATCACGTGATGGCGTTGGTGTGAGACGCAATCCCTTATCGCTCTGTATTGCATACTCAGGATCACCAGTGCATTGTCGCCAATCTGGCATAAACTCATTCAAATAATCCTGCGACACAAGACAGACAGGCTTAATGCAGCTATCGCCTGTCACCTGAAACATTAAACTGTCCAACTCATACATGGATGGATGCAGCTTATAAACAGACTGATTCGCCAGCACAGCAATACGGCACATACTGGCATTAGAGCTTTCATGGATTAACCGACCACGAATAGCCGCTTCTTCCACTGCATCATTGAGCCATGCAGTGATTTCATCATCACCCCAAAAGTATGGTTGTGCCTTATCGTTCGCGTCCGTGCGAAATCTGGCGATCAGTTGGCTTAGATTCATACGACACCGAATTGATCAATGAAGTTACGAACTTGTACACGCATCTCTGCAAGCGTCATACGTTGGTTGAGGTCTTGCTTGTAGTTGTTGCGTGCGTACTCAGTCAGACTGGCTTTACCCATCTGATCGATTTGATCAAAGATGTTCTGAATCTGAGATAGGTTGTCGCGCTTGGCCTGCTGTATTGCTTTGCCTTCTTCCAGTAGTTCAGCTGTATCGTCGTCATCAGCAATGTCCTGCTCTGACTCAACAACCTGTGATTCTTCATCGCCTTTTTCAAAGATGTCGATATGGCGCAAGAACTCACGTGCCAGATTACCTGGTACATAACGTGTTTGATTGCGTTGGAAGGTCAGATTTGAGTTGTACAGACGGTCATACCATTCTTCGCTGTCGCCGATGTATTTCACTGGCACATGGTCAATAGGACGCGATAGCTTCGCAATGGTTGCAAGTTGCTGCCCCATTTCATCGGCTGTTTCGATGTCTTTGAGTGCGTGAACGACTGCACGGAACAAGTAGTCTTTTGCTTTTTGTTCTGGTGGTAATTCATCGTATGGAAGTACGCATGGATGTTGCTTCAACTCTGGGTCTTTGACTTCGCCATAAATCCAGCCATCCGCTAATTTTTGAGCAAGCCAAGATTCATGTGATTGTTCAGGTGTAGCGTCTGGATTAGCGAGGTGCATCTCTACACCAGCAATAATGCTGTTTCGTTGCTGTTCAGGTGCATCATCCCATGCAGGAATAGAATTATCCCCTAGTGACATACAGTAAGCGGCATTGATTGCGTGTGCTATGGATGCGATTAGAATTACTTTCATTACTCTGTATCTCCTGAAAAAAAGGGCTGACCAGTTTTACCTAGCCTGCCCTTTTTGATGACACAACCGATTAGTTGTTGCCTTTGAGTTCGCCGCTGACTAGCACATCGATTTGACTTGCTTTCGCATTCGCTGCGCCAGCAATGGTCAAGATCAATCGTGCAGGTTTAGGCAATGTCACTAACTTGGTACCGTTCGCACGAAGACGTGCGGCCGTTGCAAGATTAGCCCCAGCAGTGAAGTACGCTGCGTCCTGCGGAATAGTCGCGTCATCTACACCATCTTCATAGGCAAAGCCTAATGAACCAGTGACACTGGCTGTCATCCCTGTAGAAACGAAAATAGACGCATCTTCCAAACGCCAACCTTCTTGCAATGGACCTAGATCAATCACATCACCGACTGCCAATGCTGCACCAGCCGCAGAATCAGAATTAGTGACTGTACCTGTCGAATCAGTTGCAAGTGCATAATGCAATGAAGTCATATTGCCGTATGGCGGTGAACCACCGAACTGACGCTTTTGAAACTGATTAAGTGTTACTTTAGCCATGACATGGCCTCCTTATAGAATCAAATAAAGGTTTGAGCTGGTGTTACCCAGCTCAAGACGATTAGTTGCGTGCGCCGATGATAGGAACCGCCGTATCCACTACGGTTACACCGTAGTCAGTCAGTTGCTTGCCTGAGCCAGTGTCTACTTCAAAGCGGACTTTGCTGACACCACGGATCGCACCAATCAACAGTTCAAGTTTGTCGCCGTGATCCAACTCTTTTTCACTCCAGAAGAATGGAATGCCAGATTTGTCAGACGATGCAAACGCTTCTGCAATTGCCTGACCACCCAAGATGATTGAGCGATCAACTGCGAAGTTTGTACTGAAGTTCGGATTGATGATGGCGCTTGATTCAACTTCTGTTGTGTAATCATTGCAGTAGTTGATCTTGTCACCTGCATAAAAGCGAATAGCACGCGGCATCTTGATCAACAAGAAACCATTCCACAGACCTGCTTCACCCAAGAACAACGGATGTTGCCCTGCTTGGTTTGCACGCGCCATTGCTGAGGCTTGGAGTTGGCGGAATGAAGGATCAGCCGCAAACTTGTTGTACTGCGCAGGTGAAACCATCCACACACGAAGTGGCGAATCATCCGCTGCCTTGTCGCCTTCAAACTTGACGATAGGAGGCGGTAGCGGGATTTGATCCAGCACAGTACGCATCGAGTCAACTGTGTCCATCTTGAAGATGTCCGCAGTAGTGATGGACATCACACCACCGCTTTGAGCAAATGGCGTAACTGCACTACCGCTTGCAATGAAGTGGCGATTTTTGGTTGGCGCTTTGACTGGATTAACCATGATTTTCGCAAAGTCTGCGTCATCAACGGTTGGAATAGTCCATTCGATGTTGTTGTGTGAACCACGAGCACCAGCCATGTGAACCAGCAATGACTGATCGACATAGCGATCCATCAAGTTCTGTGCAACAGGACGACCTAATGCGCGGAACTCAACAGGTGAGCGAATGGTTGTCATCGTGTCGCCCAAATCCAATGGGAAACGCGCTTGATCAACGTGCAAACGGTCTTCGGTGATGCTTAAGCCAGTACCACGACCTTCGGCATATTTACTACCCATGATCGGTTTAGCACCAACAGGGTTAAGCAAATGGAATGTCACGAGGTCGCCTTTGCCTTTCGACAAGTCAACACAGCGCACAATTGGCATATGCTGTGATGTTTGCTTACGCAAGGTTTCCTCTGCACCAGCCACGCCTTTTGGCATCTTGCCAGTCAGTCGACTCAAGGTACTGTTGCGTTGCATATGAGTAGCAAACAAGCCTACGGCCTGTTGCACCATATTCGTTTTATCGCCATACGCGGCGTGCGTTTTATTCGCAGGCATGTTGCCCTCCAGTAGTCTCGACGATCATTACAAGCGTCGATCTAGGAAATCATTAATTTTGTCTTGAGACCAACCGCTCATGTTCTCAAGAAGTTTATGTGCGTCCATCTCAGCAGCTACCTCAAAGTCAGAAGCCGCTACACCTGGTTTGCCTGCTGGGAAATCCGTTAGGCTTGAAGGAACAGCAGTCTTCGTATTTGCGATAGCCGCTTTAGCCGCTGCCTTTGCCGCTTCTGCTGCATTTGCAGCATCAGGCTTAGGCTCGACCTGAGTTGTTCCAGTGGCTTCTTTGAAACGGTCTAACATCTCGATGACCTGTTCGGTTGAGCCATTGCTCAACACATTCACATAGGCATCGCGCACAAAACTCGGTTGACTACCAATCCAGTCACCCAACTCTTTGCTTTCCACAATTGAGTCGGCATCTGGATGCTTTCCGTAGATCGCTGCATAATGTGCAGTAGTCGCATCAACCGCGTGCTTCTGTTGAATAGGTTCAAGAGTCTGTTTCACTCTGGCTTCGACTTGCGCCACAACCTTTTGCTCAACAACTTGTTGAATACCTTTCGTTAAAGCTTCTTCCGAGAAATCACCGAAAATCGCGGGATCAATACCTTCATCAATAGCCGCTTGAGCTGCTGCCGCTGCGTTATCAATTGCTGTTGGTGCTTGACCAGCGGTTGCACGTACCTGTGCTTCTGCCTGCAATACAGCTAACTGCTGTCTCAGACTATCCGCTTCCGCTTTCGCGTTTTTCTCACCGTTTCGTGCTTCGACTAACTTGTTATAGTCAATCGTGTGTTTGCCATCCTTAGCCAGAATGACCGTATTCGCTGGATCAGGTTCAACCTCACTCGCTGGTGGTGTTGCTTCCTGACCGCCTTCGCTTTTTGGAGTAACTTCTACACTGGATGTGCTAGCTGCTGGCTCGCTAACTGTTTCCTCTGACGGTGCAGGGGTATCGCCATCAGCCATGCTTAAAAGCTTGGCTGCATCTTGTGGAGTAAGTTCGCCTTCTAGCGACTGGATAAACTCGTTTTGTTGAGAAGTTGTCATGCCTGTCCATGCTACATATCGCCGTAGCCGCATATGGGTTTTAGCAATTCGTGTTGCCACGCTCTTCGCTGTGCGCTTGGAGCGCTCAACTTGGGAGGGAGTTTGTCAATCAAGTGGAATTTGTTGTAGCCCTACAGGGGTGTATGAAAATCAAGGCAAAAAAACCCTGTATCGGGGAATACAGGGGCTGGGAGAAACTTGAATCAACCGTTCTTGGTAGCTCTAAAATAGTGTGCCTCGACATACTGCCGCATTTGTGTTCGTTGCTCTTCACTCAAGTCAGTGCGTTCCTCAATGACTGCTAATGCACGCTCATGATCTGCAGCAGATATGATCGGTTGAGTGAGCCCTACCTTCTGACACTCAGGACAAGGCTTGACTAGCCCTGTCGCTGGGTCGCAGTCTTTGCAGAGTGTCATAACACCTTACCCTCCGCGTTTTTCACCCACTTGATGATCGTAGGCACATTGTTGCGATGTGACACTTTAAGCTGGCCGTCTGTGAACTCCTTTAATCGTTCTTCACATTCTTCTCGACCATCATAGCCACTGTGGAAGATCATGTTGTCTTTACCGCGTTTTCCTAACTCAATGTCCATGATCGTGTGATAGCTTTTTCCACGCTCAATCATTGTCAAAATGATGAACTTATCATTGCGAGCTTCAACATTGAATACTGCACGATCATTGGTGAATTTGACCTTACCTCCTACTTCAATCTTTGCAATTTGGTCTGCTAGGCTTTCAGTAGGTTTCTGTTTAGTAAAGAATGTCATACGTTTTCTCCTGCCGTCAGGTTGTCAGTAACTCGTGGTGTATGTACGCCCTCCTGTGCTGATGATGCATGCGCTGGATTAGGTGGGAATGATGGGTGAGTATTTTGATGCACTGGCGGGGATGCAACTACCTCACTGGTTGCCGCAGGCGGAACAGCACTGGATTGACCTTGGACATACGGGTCTTTGATATTCATCGCTGCGGTTTGTTGAGCTGTTGGGAAGTTAGGATCATCGCCCATTGGATTAGGACGTTGATAACCAGCACCCTGCATGACCACATCGGCAATCGGTGCAATCATTGGCATTTGTGCAACCTGCGCACCCGCCTGCATTGCACTGAATGCAGCTTGTACACCTGATTCCACAGCTTGATTAATAATGAGTTTAATCTCTGCATTGATTTTGCTTTCTTTGAGATCGAGCTCACGCGATTTAAGATCGGTTTGATCTTTGATGCGTGCTTGCTGTACCGCTTGATCAATCTGCTGTTGAATCTGTTCAGGCGACTGCTGTTGTTTAACTTCACGAATGGCTTGGATAAACTCTTTCTTG